CTCAGCACTCGAAGAAGAAATAGGGGCTGCTGGCTTCTCTCTCAAGCAGAATTGGCCATTGCGCAAGATTGCAGAACAAGCAGAGTCGATCAAGCGCAAGCGATGCATGGACATATGCAAAGCTATAGCCAAGCGTGCCCAGATGACACTAGATTTTGATGATGTTGAGATGGATGAAGAGCTTGATATGTTGGAAGTGGTCCCGTGTGGGCTGTTCTGTGGAAAGTGAGGGATGAAATGATACCAATCGCCACATACGAACTGCCACTGCCACCCGGCATCAACGAGTCGTACGAGATCGGCAAGAATCGGAAGACAGGCAAGCGCCGTATTGTATCCACAGAGCAGCATGAGAAATTCAAAGGTGATGCTGCTCTGCTCCTTGCCAACCAGAGGCAACTGCTCAAGAGAGACGAGCAAGAGGCATTTACACGTATCATCAAAGCTGTCAAGCTCAATGGGTGGTTTCTCTATCTAGAGATATTCTTCTTCATTGAGGATATTCTCTCTAGAGATGAGGATGGCGGGCTAAAGGTGGTACAGGACTCAGTATGTAAGCACTTGGGCATAGATGACAAATATGTGATGGATGCACACATTGGCAAGAGGAGAGCCAATGGCAGACCGAGGTGTGAGATCCGGGTGTTTTTATTCGAGGAGAAAAGCGCGTGAAAGCAAAGGCCCGTCAGGATGCACTTATCTGATGGGCATGTATCACAAGAGAGCGCATTGATGGGTTTAAAGCTATGATTTTATATCTCAACAATTGAGGGCTCAGATTTGGCTCTCAATGCGAAAATGGAAGGATCGACACATGGCACAAGAACATGTCCCAGACGAGCGGATCATCTCCGCACAATTTCCAGGTAAATGTACCGACTGCGGGTTCAAATTCCCGATAGGTACACTCATCAAGTTCAATACGCACAAAAGGACAGCGAGACATGTCAAATGTCCTGAACCTGATTATAGCGGCACAGAACAAGCAAATATATTCGAGATGTGGGTACGTCTTGGGCAAGAGACAGCGAGAGGAGGAGGTGTGAAAGAATGAGTGAAACGACGCTAGCAATAGCAATAGCATACAGTGCCAACAATAAGGCTATCACGCTAAAAGGCGGTGACAAAGGGCCTATTATCGTGCAGCAGAGGTACAATCAAATGTCGGTATGGTGGATACACATTTGGTGGACAGGCAAGGATAACACGCGCAATGAGCTTGACTTGAACATGCGCAATGTAAGTGAATTGAAGAGAAGCTTTGAAGTAGATCCAAATGAGTTGATATGGACACCAATATGAGAGGGAAGGAAAGCATGAGTGAAGGGATGCAAGAGGATGAAAAGCTGTTCACGTTCAAAGAGGCGATGATATACCTGTGTGTGAGCAGGAATACAGTGTACAGGTTTATGCATGAGAAGGGACTAATAGGGCACAAGGTAGGTATACAATGGCGCTTTTATCTTGCAGATTTGAGAAGCTTTGTAAAGGGTAGACAGGTGGTAGAAGAGGTAGAAGGGACAGAGGACACGGTTGAACAGAGCTGATGATGGTTGACAATGGTGGTATAAATTGTCCTGACGAGTGGGAACCTAATTGACATTTGTTCCCCACTCTGCTATACTTGACCTATGAATGCTGGCCCGTTATCAAGCGAAGAGAAGGCGAGAATGAATGATAAGTCTACAGGATATTAAGGCGTCAACGGGGCTTGCAGGAAAAGATGCAGAAGTTTATCAGTCAGTACTGAATATATTTCAATCAAATACGGGCGCATCAGATAAAGCAATGATTGAATATAATCAAGATGTTATTCGGTATGCTGACGAGCAAGAATGCTCACTAGTAGCTGCTGCTTATACCGTCTTAATAAAGATAGAGCAGGAAAAGAGGGTGTTATTGATTGAATATGATGGGAGGCTCTTGCCAGAAATTCAGGTCCCAAATTGTCATATCTCTTTATGCGAAAGAAAAGCGCAGTGGATGTGTAGCGAATGCTGTGGATCTATATGTGATTTTCATATAAGTTCGGCATCTAAAGGGCATGTTTGCCAGAGTTGCAGATTTATACAATGGAGACGTGAGAATGAATGATCAATCCCTCTCCATCATCGTCACCAGCACAAGCCTAGATGTCCTCATTCTCGGCTGGCTGGATGCCAAATTCAGACGGAGCAAGAGCACTAGAACGCAGGATGCCTACAGAGAAATGCTCCGCGAATTCCGTGAATGGCTCAAAGAGGTTCATCTCGACTTGGATAGCCAAGGAAAAGAGGATCTAGCCAATATAGCACTCATGGCACAAGCCTATGCTGGCAAATCGAAGAGAGCAGGCAAAGAGGTCTCATCCTCTACCTACAATCTCAGATTATCGGTTATCAGCAGCTTCTATGAGCACGCTATCAAGCAATGCTTTCTAGAGGTCAATCCGATTAAGCGTGTATCGCGGGCTAAAGTACAAGAGTATGCAAAAGCAAGAGCACTTGATAATGAGGATGTAGACAAGGCACTAAAAGCAATTGATCGAAGTAGCGTGCAAGGCAAGCGTGATTATGCCTTGCTCACTCTGCTCTTGCAGACAGGCCGTCGTCTCTCTGAAGTCGTGAGCTTGGAATTGCAGCATCTCTTCTTCCAAGGTGGTAAGCTTGTTGTCTCATTTGAGCACTGCAAGGGTGGCAAGGTGATGCGTGATATGCTCCCTCTTGTAGTAGCGACTGCCCTGCTTGACTGGCTACAAGCCTACTATGGAGAGATCAAGATAGGCGTGCAAGGTGACACGCGTCCTTTGTGGGTATGCCTTATCCCTTCTGGACAAGCTGAAAGACAGGCAGGGGACAGGCTAGGGCGTCATGGCATCGCCAATATCTGTCAGAGGCGGCTAGGAACGAGCAAGGTACATACGACACGACACACCTGGGCTCGCAACATGCAAGAGGTAGGGGCTCCGGTCAACGTCATCCAGAAGCGACTAGGGCACGAGTCGCTAGCCACTACAGGCCGATACATGGAAGCCCTGAGCAAGGATGAAAACCCGTATGCTGATCAGCTCGCAGCTCACTATGGGATTAAATAGAAAGGACACCATATGAACCTAGTTCTATACGCTATTGTGGCCTTATTGGTCGTATTTGAATTAGTTGATAGCATTATGTTCGTGAGAAATCTTTACAAGCTAAAAGAAGCCTTTAAGCACTGGGAGGAATAGCTGATGTGGCCTTATATAGTGATAGGGATAACAGGAAGCATAGCGGTTATGTTGACTATTTATGAGAGAGTCAAGGGCCATTTAGAGCATAGAAAGCGTATGGCAGAAATGAAGCAGATGTTTGTAGATCTAGAGAACGAGCGAAAGAATTGACGCGCCTGCTACACTGAGGCTGTATACCAAAGCTGCAAGATGACGTTATCGTTGGCCTTGGATGCAGGCCTGGATGATTTGGATTGCAGTAGCATCCACACACGGCTTGAGAAGCCAATTGCCTCTCTCATCAGTAACTCTGAAGCTAGTAGCCCTAAAGCCCTGAGCTTGGACCGAAAGTGAGAGAGGCTTTTTGTTGACCTGTATGCTAAGATGCCAGTGTGTAGAGTTGTTATTGCAACATCAAATTGCTGTGCGGTTGACGCGCAGGCGAGCCTCTCTTTGGGAAACTGAAGAGAGGCTTTTTCATGCCCAAAGTGGGGACTCATCCCTATTTCTCCTCATCTCTCAACCATGACGTGGGGCATTATCCCTAATATCCTTTACATCCTATGTCTACTCATACTATACTGTGGATGAGTAGCAACTGGCTGCTCTTAGATAAACCATGTTTTCATGACGTGCGAAAACACCAGTTATCTTTCACCGGATGATAGACATGAGGTGTAGCTGACACTTTCATGCCTATCCACCCACAACATGAAAAATGTGAATATATGCATTTTGTCGGTATTAAGTGTGAGACTTGCAGCGAGATCACAAACTGCAATGACCCTATAGACAATTTGCCCAAGGGTTGGATAGCTCTTGTGCAGTATTGCGGATTTAAGCTCTTTAGCTCAGCCCGCAACGAGTCCCTGCACTTTTGTTCTATACAACATCTGTATGACTGGACAGATAAACAGCGCGTGCAACCTGTGGCAGAAGAGAGCGTGAATGTATGAATGAAGGAAAAAGTGAAGAGAAAGCAGAACTCTTTGAGCTTACTCTTACCTTCACGCCTGATGAGAGCAAGAAGATAAGATTTGCTCTTGAGGAGTGGAAGAAGCAAGAGATGACACAAGATGAGATTGTGAGCATGCTCAAATTGTGGGCGTATAAGTCCATTGACTCGAATGTGCGTTCTATGTCACTGCCGATAGGGTACAACTCATGAGCTACCGTCTGATCATGGGCGCAAAAGGCCCACAAATTATTGAGTCATCACCAACAAATGAGGTAGGACAACCCAAGCAGATGTACGTCACGCGTGAACGGTACAGCTCATTTGATCAAGCAGAAGCGGCATATCTATCACTGAGGATTAGAATGGGTGGGAAGTTGACACAGAGTGAATTGTATAACGTGTCTGCTATTCTAGAGGGCGTTGCACATGGAAACGGACAATGAGCGTAAATCCAACAAATCCAACAGCCCTACGCGTGCGTTAAGCAGAGAGGCTGAGCGCAAAGAGGCGAAAGAAAAATTTCTCGCATTCCTTCGCGAAGATCCTACCGTGTCTCTTGCCTGTGAGCATATTGATAGAGATCGCACTACTGTCTATGATTGGCGTGAAAAAGATCAGAAGTTTGCACAAGAATGGGATAATGCACTTGAAAGAGCGAGGGATGTAGGTCGCAGCTCAATTTACAAGAGAGGCATTATAGGCTGGGAAGAACCGATGGTGAGTATGGGTCAAGTAGTTTACGAGACGGAGCCTGTCTTGGATGAGGAAGGTGAGCAGAAGCACGACAGCCGGGGGAGACCTATGACCAAGCGAGGTGCTAAGGTCATGGTTCCCAAAAACAGCGATAGCTTAGCCTTGGCCTGGGCGAAAGCGAATCTTCCAGAGTATAAAGACAAGCCACAGGTTAATATCCATGCCCAACTTGAAGACTTGGCACAAAAGGCAAAGGATGAGCTGTTGGCAGATCTCGCAGCGGCTATAGACAATGAAGACAAAGAGCCGTCTAACCAAAGCTGATATCACGCCTGATCAGGAAATCAGGCTCTTTCGTGAATTTGCTTCTTGGAGCAAGAAACGAAAGCATGAGTACATTAAGAAAAGCCCACGGGAACGCGCTCTCAGGCTCAAGTACACCTGGAAGGCGTGGGCAAGAGATAAGCAGCTCGCACCCGAGGGGAACTGGTCAACGTGGGTTATCAAGGCTGGTCGTGGATGGGGAAAGACTAGAACGGGCGCGGAATGGGTCATTGAGAAGGCAGAAGCTTACCCCGGGTGTCACATCGCTTTAGTGGGAAGAACAGTAGCAGACGTACGCGATGTGATGATCAAGGGACGGTCCGGTATCATCCCGATATCGCCACCTTGGTTTACACCCACCTACTATCCTTCCAAGCGTTTGCTCGTCTGGCCAAACGGCTCGTATGCCACAACCTATAGCGCAGACGAACCGGATCAGATGCGCGGTCCTCAGCATTCGTTCGCTTGGGCTGATGAAAGGGCAAGTTGGCAGTATGACGATGCTTGGGATCAACTATCCTTCGGATTGCGCATCTATCCATCGCCTGGTGTAGAACCGCAATGTGTAGTCACAACGACGCCACGCAATACCAAAGCGATGAAGCTGTTAGTGAAAGATCCGACAACACATGTTACAAATGGTTCTATGTATGACAATCAAGAGAATTTAGCAAAAAGATTTATACGAGATATTGAGAGAAGATATACAGGGACGCGATTAGGCAGACAAGAGATTGAAGGAGAAATTATTGATGATATTGACGGGGCTTTGTGGAAACGGGATTGGATCGAAGATAATCGTCTGACATTTGAGGAATATCCTGAGCTCAAGCGCATTGTAGTCGCAATTAATCCGCCTGACAATGGCAATACAGACATAGAAGGACCTGCTGAAGCTGGCATCATCGTAGCAGGCTTGGGGACTGACAATCGTGGCTATGTCTTAGCGGATTATAGCCTACCTGGGACTCCGAACGAATGGGCAAGCGAGGCACTAGAAGCCTACAAAAAGTTTGAAGCAGACTGCATTGTTGGGGAGATAAATCACGGTGGGGAGATGGTAGGGTCTGTAGTCAAAAGCACAGCAGAGTCAAGCGGCATGAGGCATGTGCCATTCGAGATAGTGAGAGCGTCACGCGGGAGGCAACCGCTAGCAGAGACGATCTCAAATCTCTACCAGAAAAAGGCAATCTCACACCTGGGTGCCTTCCCAGATCTCGAAGATCAACAATGCAACTGGTTACAAGGTGAGAGGACGCCAGATAGATTTGGAGCATGTGTGTGGGCACTAACTAACCTAATGATCATGTACGGGTCGTCAGATGCATTTAGAACAGAAGACATAGAACAGATTATTAAGAAGGACGTAGAGCAGTGGGACTTGCAATTACAGGCAGGCTAAATCCGGTCACGGTCGGAATTGATGTGGGCCAAGTAAACGACCCCACTGCGGTCTGTGTGTGCGAAGTCTCTCAAATCGACACAGGCAAGATCCGGTACAGAGGCAAGCCTACACTCGGCCATCACGACGTGAAAGGGAACTGGATACCGCCAAAGGGTGCTGAGCCTGTGCTGAGATCTGAGTACACAGTCAGGCATATCGCACGCTTGCCACTTGGAACGAGCTATCCAGACGTGGCTATCATCATTGCGGATATGCTTTGTAGTCCGATGTTCGCAAATCGCAATGTGAGAGTGCTGATCGATGTGACGGGGGTCGGAAAGCCTGTATACGAGATGCTAAAGAAAGAGATAGCCCTACGTCCACAGTGCAAGCACATACGGCTCAAGCCTATCACTTTCTCTCATGGTGAGAAGTACAATCGCAAAACAGGCGTCATGGCTAAGAAGTTCCTGGTGTCAGGACTGCAATCTCTTCTGCAAGAGAAACGTGTACATGGTCCAGACACACCAGAAATGAAAGTGACTGTAGAAGAGCTTCGAGTCTATGAGATCAAGGTGGGAGATGAGGGCAGCAGCACATACGGGGCTAAAAAAGGCAAGCACGATGACCTTGCAACAGCACTTGGGCTATCATGCTTAGAAGACCCGTTCAGTGAGCAAGTACGTCATAGCGAGAGGATTTATTGATATGGATGAAGCATTCAGGTGGGACAAAAGAATAGCAGAGTCTTTGAGAGAAGAGGCTATCCGCAATGGGCATAACATGGATGAAGTTGTAAAGGCTGCTTATACACCAACTATCCGCATTCAAGCTTATGGCAACGATGCGGATTTTGGGGAATACAACAAAGAGACGAAAGAGCTGACAATCTTGGATAGCTCTATGGTTGGTGATACTAATCTCGATCTGATAAAGCAGCATCTTGATGAGCAGAACGAAAAAGGTGAACTCTACGGCCATCACATGCTGATAGGTATCCCGAAAGAGGTGTATCAGCTACGAGAGAAGTTTCAGCAGAGGTATGAGTAAATGGATATCACCCAGGACAATACAAAGCTGCTTGAGCAGGGCGACTTCGAGAAGCTTGACAAGCGTGAAAAAGAAGCATTTCACGCGCTTCAAGAGGAGATGATAGCTATGCTCGTATCGAAAAGCAATCATTTCAAGACACAATTCCCAGGTCTTCGTATCGATTGGAGGTTCCAGGCAGAAGTGTACACAAGTGTCGTGAATGGGCCTTCTAGCGTACGGTACAGCAACAGGATAATTTAGGAGAGTGATATGGCAGATGAAATTAAAGGACAAATTAACCCATCGAAGCCTTTTGAGATGCCCAAAGGTGCAGTAACACATATGGCCCAAACACAAATGAGGCGTGCTATGACATTGGAATTTATGTATGAGGGCAGGCTTTACAGGGGAGCCGCTTATGAGATTACTCCCCCTAGCCTAGATCAGAAGGGTGAAAGTCAGGAATAGGTCGTGTACTCACTTTTGCAGGTTCTCAAGCTGATATTTGACGTGTTTTGTGAGATAACTGCATTAATTAGCACGTTTCAACGATACATAGATACACTGAGGGAGATGAAGGATAATATGAGAATAAATGGGTTTAAGTGCGATGATTGTGGCAATATACATAATGATGCTTCTTTGCCTCAAGGCTGGGTAGAACTTGACCAGAAGTTAGAAGATAATAAAAGAAAGTTTTACCATTTCTGTTCTCTGGACTGCCTTAGAGCTTGGTCAATAAAGAAGTCGATGAGTGATTCGGAGGCCAAATGAATACCACAGAAGCGCCGCCACAGACCAATCAACCAAGCTACGATATAACGGATGAGGATCGCAAACGGCAAAAGGCTATTCAACGCGCATGGCAAGCATACGAGGGCGATTTAAAGAAGCCATTCGAGCAGCTTGAAGACGAGCCTGATCCGAATGTGATGGGTAACGAGGTACAGCCTGCCGTTGACGCTGTGGTCAATTTCGTCTTTGGTGATGAGGTAGAGATCTCAGCAGAGCAGAACGCGCCCGCCGGTGCTCAAGAGCTGCTAGACAAGACGTGGGGACGCAAAGAGGCTCGCATCCCGCTCTTACAGCGATGGATCATGAATGGGGAGATGGCAGGCCGCGCATTCTTGAGGATAGTCCCAGGTGAAGGCACAGGCCCAAACAGAACATTCAGCTTGGTTGAGATTGATCCATCCATCGTAAGCGTGCAAACAGCTCCGCAAAACTGTCAAATGGTGCTCTTGTACTGCCTAGAATACAGCTCTGAAGGAGCAAATGGGCCGGATGGCAAGCCTCAAAAGATTTACTATCGTGAAGAGATCTCGATGGTAAAGCCTGAACAAGTCCCCGCTCAGGATGCCACCTATCAGAATGCAGTCGGCACAAACACAAAGATCACGTGGAGCGTTCAGCACTGGACGCAAGTATCGAGCGCTACCGACATGGAACCAACCAAAGGCAACTGGGTACCTGCAGGTGAGCCTATCCCATGGAATTATCCATTCCCTCCCATTTTCAGCAATCAGAATCTCCCAAAACCCAACGACTTCTGGGGCTACCCCGGTGTCAGCAAGAGCCTCATAGGTGTCAATGAAGCGATCAATGTAGTAAACAGCAACATCAATATCACAGAGAAGATACAGCGCATCCTGTACTCAAATGGGGTAGGTGAGGGCACCATTGATGTACATCCAAACAAAATCACTCAGCTACCTGAATTGGAGAGCAAGATTACGTCCGTGAACTTGCAGACCAATACAGCCAATTCTCGCGCCTTTGCCGGTGACTTGCGTGGTGAAGTTGAGGAGCTGACAGGCGTCCCGATGATCGCATCAGGTCGGACTGCAAATATGCCGAGTGGGAATATTCCAGGTATCACCATACGGCTCATGTTTCAATCTCTGCTCAAGAAGATGAACAAGATGAGATGTTTGTACGGCGAGACAATGATAGAGGTATCACAAGCTCTGCTGACATTAGCCAACTTCAAAGGTGAGGATATCGATATCACACTTGGTTGGACAGATCCGTTGCCAACAGATGAGCTACATGATGTACAGGCTTCTCTTGCCAAAGGTGAGCTAGGTGTGAGCAAAACGACGCGCATGAGAGAGCTAAACTACGATCCTGAGGAAGAGGCAAAGCTTTGTGCTGAGGAAGCTGCTCAGAAAGCGGCTCTTGCTCCTCAGTTGCCAGAATCGCCCATAGGTGTACCAGCACTCCCAGGACAGCCAAAACCCGCACCTGAGCTTGTGCAAGAGGGTGGCCAGCCAAGTCAAGGCACTCAACAGCAGAGTGGGCAGCTTCCTGTAGGGCAGAAAGGACAGCTAAATGCAATTGGATAGATTTCACGGCGTTGAACGGCATATTAGGTCACAAGACATGCGTAAGCATCATACACGTGAGCAGAGACTAGAAGCTCTCAATGAGTTGTTGAAGAGAGCCTATCCTATGACATTCGCGCCGGGGCCCTCTGACAAAGCGATATTTCACCTTCCACCTCAAGACGATGATGCTGATGTGATTCTCTACCAAGCCATAGATGAGCTAGAAGAGCACGGCTCGGGTGGGACTAAAGCCTACATTGCCACAATAACAGGTGGCTCGTATGGCCTGAATGACTTTCCTAATGGCAGACCTGGCATATGGTTTGGGGTAAAATATGGTCTCTACGGGATGTCAGGGGCTGGTGTCCATTTCATGGGAGACGATGCTGAGGAGTTCATGATCAGGCATAACATTGGGGATATTCGGAAGATAGATGGGAGAAAGTGCGTTGTTGTTGAAGATAAGGGGATTGTGCATTTTATAGGGATGCTCCAACTAGAGGGTAGAGTGTGAGCAAAGGACCACACGTGAGAAAGCAACCTCGTAAGCGTACCAAGAATGGCAGATGGCGTAAAAAGCGTTCTGACACTGGCAAGAAACGAGAGAAGAAGGTAAAGTGTGAGCATCTTGCAGCATGTAGCAGTCTGACAGCAGACGAATTGCTCGACATATTAGATGATTTGTTTTGGGGCCATGAGAACTCTTATTTGCACGAGGAACCGTATTTAGAGATACCTATGGGTAAACTGCCAAGAATGGAGGACAGTAGTGAGCAAGAACCGCTATCTCTATGAGGACTTGAGAGACTTACAAGAGGCGTATGATAGATTAGCACTCGCGATGGTGGAAGCTTGCAAACCGTTGTTAATATGGCTTTTAGATAAGCTGAATGGATGGATAAAATGAGCAATTCTCGACGTGATAAACAATTCCAGAACTTTGCAAATGCATTGTATATGGAATGCTCTAATATTACTCAAGAAGGAATGCTAAATGATCGTATTGATACTGATCAGCGTGTTATTCGGCATATAGCGCGTCGTGCCTATGACTTGGTAGGGCATACAGTAAATCATGTGAGTGAGTGGAATGCTGCGGAAAGAGAAACCGAACTCATGACCGCTGAAGAAATTGTGCATGGGTATATCCCAGACATGACCGAGCTGCCAAAGGAGCAAGAGCCAATGGACATGATCGAAGAAAATGCTGAGAAAATGTTGCGTTCTTATGATCCAAACAGACCGATATAGCTAACGTTTACAGACGGTAACAAGAGATATGAGGGCATTGCATTTTATAAAGGTAATGTAGAGGAGCAAGAACCTTTAAGCGAAGAGGTAAAGCAAGCAGCTATGCAGATGGCTAAAGCTCTAGATCCACCTCGCGATTATGATAATTTTGGGAGGATTACAACCTTCTCAGAAGGGCCTGAACCTCCAAAGGAGCAAGAATGATGAGTGATCAGGACAATCAAGAGACTGCTGAGTTACGCACGCAAGTTATTCTTGAGTACATGAAATTAGGGCCATCGATATTTGCTAGCACGTATGAGACATTTTGCAAGCCTGGTGTCACGTTCTCAGGGCCTAGACCAAAGAAGAGGAAAAGCCAAGCTCGTATGAGCAGGAAATGGAGAGGGAGAGCGTGAAAACTATAGACCTTCGTGACTATCCCTATCCTGCTCTTATCCTCCCATGTCAGTCAGGGATTATCTTTGAGCAGCAAGTGAGAGGGTTAGACTGTACTCACCAAAAGATAGAAGGCATTCTTTTACCTCATCCTGCACTGCTGTCACCCCAAGTAAAAACAGGGCTAGAGGCTATTCACCCTGGATGCTATAGAAGTGTGACATTCGATGAGGCGTGCAAAGTAGATGATATGCTCAAAATGAATTGCGTACCTCTTGATGTGATCAAAGAGAAGCGTGATGAAAGCTCTGAAGCATGGGTACATGTACGTATCTCTGCTAAGGATATTCAATGGCCTTTCAAGCCTAGTAGCAGTGAAATATGGAATTATCGTGAATTTGCAAAGAAGTTCAAGCCTGATGTAACAGAAGCTGAAGTAGCAAAAGCTCTCGATCATAGAGTATTTGTAGACATGCATATGCTCGCTGACTTTGCAGGTCAAGAGGCGATACTCACATGGGAGAATTGTGACTGATGGTAGAGGATATGACGCTTGATGCTTCTAATGGTGGGCCTAAGTCATACGAAGAATTCTGTAAGGAAATCGATGAATATCTTGCTCTCATGGAGAGGACAAAGATAGACTCGAGCAAGGCAGGAAGAACCGACGAAAGCTATTATTTTCCAATAGCAAGTTATCCGATGGAAATGGAGAGGGATAGATGCACTACACAACCGTCACCGTAGATATTCTTGTCCCAGAAGATGCAAGCGTAGAGCAAGCCATAGACGATGCCATCATGGGAGGTCTCAAGACGCTCTCAGAGGAAATCAATGGGCCTGTAGAGCTTGTGAACGTCGTTCCTGTCCCAGTGCCTAATCTGCTCTGTCTGACGATTATGGCAAAGCCCTACCAGCCTGTACGAGTGACCCCTGATCTAGGGATTAAGGTGCCCTATGGAGGCATAGCCCTACAATGAGGTACCTACTCTTGAAATGGCAACAATTTCGCCTGAACCTCATGCTTTTACGTGTGCCAAAGGAAGAACGTAAGCAACTTATCAATGAAATCAAGTTAGAAGCTGCATTAGAGCAGTATTCTAGATCATTAAGGAGAGTAAGATAATGCCAAGCAAAAATGAAACACCAGAAGACGAAAAGCAGCCTGTTACCGATCCAAAGCTAGAGGCTGTTCAACCTACTCAGGATGAGAGCACACCACCTGTAGACTCGCCAGTGGCACCCCCGCCATCTGCTCAGAGAGTAGAGAGTCCTGAGCTAGCAATCCCATGGTTTGCAAACAAGATTGAGCAACTAGTGGACCATGCAGGCGTACAAGCTCAAGTCACGTCTGAGTATCAGGATCGTTGGGCATGGTGGCACAATCATCTAGAGGCGTTCTTGCGAGAGGTAAAGCAGCATGTTTAGATTGTTACGCAAACTCTTCTGCCCAAGTTCTCCTCGAAATGAAGAGAGAGCAGATTATTGGGAACGAAGCAGGAAAGAAAGCGAAGCATACTGGGCTAAACGTAAAGAAGAGCAAGCTGCATACTGGGATCAGCAACGTAAGGAAATGAGAGAACGGCATGCAAGAGAAATCTTTGCGAGGGTAGCAAGTGCTGGCTGTATTGTCAATGATGACTCTACGGTTGATGGTATCAAATATGGGGACTTGTGGAAGGAAGAGCAGCATGTCAAGAGTAGCTAAGTACAAAGCTTGGCACAAACAAGAGCGGAAGATGTATGAAGTTAGCGTGATCCATTTTGGAGTGCAATACGGTATGGCTCCTAGTGACAGCGCAAACCTCGTACTTCTCTGTGATAAGAGTGAGTATTATCGTGAAGGTGAAGAGGTAGAACTTCTAGAATGCACGCCTGTCACTGACTCCAAAGGCAAAGAAATCTACGAGGCAGACTTCGTTAATTGGGTAACAGGAGAGTCACTTGACGGCATGTATAAGGTGGTATGGATTGAATACGGGTGGTTTCTTGTAAGGGAGTCCGATGGCCATAAAGAGCCGCTCTATGCCAATCTAGCCGATGGCAAAGGCAGTACTCTAGAAGTTGTCTGTAGCAGCTATGGATGGCATGAAAATCCCGAGCTGATACATTCCAGTCCGCTACCTGAGCTATTGCCTGAATTCCGAGAGGAGCAAAAGCATGGTCAAAGCTAAAGATCCACAACCAGAGCAAGAGCAAGAGCAGGATGCTACTCCTCTTCAGATCATAGATGAGCGTCTCTATCGCATTGAGAGCATGATACAGGCCATAGGAGAGCAGACAAGGCCACTTGATCCTATAGTGCCCTCTACAGGCATGTTTAGCCGTGTTGTCCGTCGCTCTTACTCTGAAGCTGAGATGCACAAGGCCATATCGAATATCGTGGCCTCAAAGAAGTATCCAGACGATGATGACCCGATAGAGATACTGGTAGACGCCATAAATGAACTGCTCGTGTTGCGTGATGTGAAAGAGCGTCTTGCTCAGCAAACATTGCAATGGCAGACTGAGCTGAATAGGAGGTGAGATGTTCACAATAGGGTTACATGCCACATCGCTATTGATATGGGGTATCGTTTTGCATCTTTTCGTTGATTGGATACTTCAAAATCATTGGATGGCTCAAAATAAGTCATCGCTCTTGCATCCCGCTTCTTGGGTACATAGCGGATTGCATTTTCTAGGCTTGTTGCTCATCTTCTCACCGGTAGTAGCCTTGGCTATCGCTCTTATCCATCTGCTGATAGATACCCGTGTGCCTCTTCAGTTCTGGAGGAAGTTCTACAGGCAGACAACAACGGGCGATGTGGCCTTACACGTGGCCATGTGGTCGGATCAAACGCTGCACGTAGTTGCGATAGCTATAGCTGCTCTGGTTGTTGGAGGACTGAAATAGATGGAAGAAGAAACTATTGGTGAGCAAATAATTGAGGCGATAGAAGAAGATGTAAAACAAATGCCTCAGTTCTTCAAAAATGAGCATACCGAATTTCAAGATAGGCATACTGCAATGCAAACATATCTTATGTTCAGAATGCTTGAAGAGATAGAAGGTATTCACAATGGGTTTTTTGTTCTCTACAACGAAAAGAAAGCCAACCAAGAGGAGGAAAACCAATCCGTTGATCCTGATACCGCTATAACTGCTTTCATGGGCTGGCTAACTTCCCGTGATGAAGTATCGGGTCCATTCTCATCTCGACATGATCCTAGCGTGGATTTGATAAGGCAATTCTGTGAAGCGCAAGGATGGCATGCTAGTGACGAGCGATTTCATCAACAGATCAAAGCTCTCAAGCAAAAGTATCCATCATCATAACAACCTATTGACAATAGATAGAAAGGTAGTTTACACTAATGGCAGAAGAACAAAATACCTCTCCAAGTACACCCGCGACGGGTGTCACTCCTGGACCCGCGACGGGACCCAATGCTACGACAGGCGCGATGCCTCAAGTAGCCGCTCTTACGCATGAGGAAGCGTTGAAGAAGCTTGCAGACCTTGAGCATTCTAACCGGAATGCCTCTGAGGAAGTTGAACGGCACCGTAAAAAACTTACTGCTTATGAAAAGGCAGAAAAGGAACGAGAAGCAGCAGCGCAAGCAGCGAAAGACGCAGAACTCGGCGAAGTAGAGCGAACCAAGAAGGCATATACTGATCTCCAAGCAAAGTATGATACTGAGATCAGCAAATACAGGCAAGAGCTCATATCAGCACAAGTCCAAGTAGCAGCACAAGCCAAGGGCATTATTGACACTGAGCTTGCTGCTATGGCAATTCAGAAAAGCCTCGAATACGGGGATGATGGACTGCCCACGAACATTGATAAAGCTCTCGACAATCTCATCAAAAGCAAGCCCTACTTAGCTCCTGCCAAGACAGAACAAGGACAACCCAATCCTGCTCAAACTGCCAACCCTTCTCAGCAGACGCCCGCCATTCCTGCATTCAACGTGAGCGGAAGAACGAGCATTGCACCGCCCGATCAGCTCCCCAAAGGCCAGATAGTACAGCTCAACCAAATTCCTTGGAAGAAGTAGGCCAGGAGGCGGACAGTTAAAAGCTCCTGGCATCATCAGGAGCTTTTAATATGGCAATTACAGCGGCAAGTATGACCCTTGCTGATTACGCTCTGCAAAGCAACGACCCGTTGGTGAGAGCAGTTACCTTTTCGCTTATCGACAATGGTGCCGTTGCTCAGGACATCCCCTTGCTCACACAAGAGACCCTCATAGCAAATGGTGTGAGATTCGAGGGTAACCTCCCAACGGTCAACTGGGCTCAAATCAACAGCGAAGGCGTCACCACAAAAGGCACTCCAACGCCCTATCAGGAAAAAGTCTTCACCTTCAGAAACTACATTGACCTTGACAAGCTGTACGTGCGTGACAAGAACGCTATCCAAGACCCACGCGCTACACAGGTCAATGCATTTATGAAGGCTCTAGCGTACGACTTCAACGATAAATTTATCAATAACGATCATGTGGCTGGTGATGCAAACTCAATTGTTGGCATCAAGTACCGCATCACAAATGGTGGTACGTATGGTGTACGACCTGAGAACAGCATAGATGCAGGTACCCTCAACATCAGTCAATCTGGTGCTACCCAGGCGACTGCCAACAAGTTTATTGAGTACCTTGACCAGCTCCTGTGGTCGGTAGACAGTCCAGACGGTCAGGGAGTCACGCTCTACATGAATGAAGTCATGAAGAGGCGTTTAAACTTCCTTGCTCGCTTGATGGGCACAAGCGGTGGTTTTGACATCACGAGAGACCAGTTTGACCGGGTGATCCAGACCTACAAGGGTGCCATGATCCGGGACATTGGCTACAAAGCTGATCAGGCAACTCGTATCATCACCAACACTGAGAATGCCAACGGGGCCAATGATGGCAGCTCGAATCAGACTTCCATCTACGCTGTGCACTATGACACCAATCACTTCTTCGGTTGGGAGTTCGAACCTGTCAATGTACAGGATCTGGGGCTCATAAATAACGGTGTCATCTATCGCACGTTCATCGACTGGGCCATTGGCCTTATGAATGCTAGTACCCGTTCTCTCGGTCGCTTGTACGACTTGAAAATGGCATAAGTGCCAGAAAGGAAACGATTATGGCTACAGATGCCTTGCTCACCTTACAGGCAAGTGTCACGAAGACGTCTACGTTCTCAAGTGCTGCTTTTACGCTTCCGGGTGGAACTCCTAGACGTGGCCTCAAAGCCCATGTGCCCTACTCGGCGGGCTCGTCTGGTACAGCTACCAGCACCGTCGTGTTTTCGATAGATGTCTCTCACGATGGTGGCTCAAACTACTACACAGAAGCTGAGAGCGATCCTATCACGCTTCCTACATCTGGGTCTGTTTCAGGTGAGATCTACATCCCATTTGAGGTAAGTCCTACTTCTGTTGCAAATGGAATTAAGATCAAGCTAACAGCTACTATTGCTCCTGGAAGTAGCGCAACGCCTACAATCACGTATCAGGGAGACATTGACATCGCTAGACCCTAATCAAGCATAAGGAGTAGATGATATGGCTCGTTCCACTATGGCAGCATTGATATTGCGTGTGAGGGACCTCATAAACGATACTTTGCCGATTGGGTCGGGCCAAGTCTGGACTGACAACCAAATCCAGGATGTCTTGGATGAGAGTCGAAGCGATGTGATCAACGGGAATTTAGTCACAAAGCCTACGTTCAGCGGCTCGACTATCCAATATCTGGACTACTTCTCTGATGGTGGCTCGTGGGAAGACGGCATGGTTATCAAGCAGTATCTTACTGTATTGGTGACACCTGCAACCATTGAACCCATTGTCGGGCATTTCGTTTTTGCATCCAATGTATTCCCGCCGTGTTTTATCACCGGCAAGAACTACGATATCTATCGAGCAGCAGCAGACCTGCTAGAGCGATGGGCTGCAAAGGTAGTGCTCGAGTATGATGTGGTAGTTGGTGGTCAGACGTTTAGACGCTCGCAAGCCGCTCCCATGCTTCAAGCGCTTGCGAAAAGGTACAGGATGAAACAGCGAGCTAAGACGATCAATTTGGTGCGAAGCGATGTAGCTTCTACAAGTCAGACAGATGTTTCACTTGCTCCAACGGAACTCGATTACATGTCTTCTGGTAGTAAACAGGGGTAAAACATGCCAATATTCACAGATGCACAAATGCAAGTATTTGCAGACCTGCTTGAGAGTCTTGGCATGGTGGATACCGCTACGATTGAGAGGCCGAGTGTGAGCAATGGCGCAACGACTTTGACACTTATTGGCACATCACCGTGCTTGGTACAGCCACCCTCACGTCTTGTGTCTGTCAAGGACTTTGAAGGATGGCAGGGGAGCAATATGGTGACGTGGCCTATCCTCTTCCCTCTGAACTCAAATGTCCTGGAAGGTGACATTATCACCGTCAAAGGTCAGAAGATGGAAGTACAGGTCAAGAAAGTGCCTCGTTCTTTTGCGGTTTATGATGAAGTTGAAGTAAGCGGGGTGCGTGGATGATTCTCACAAGCAACACGTCAGGGCTAGACATGCTCATAGCTCGTATCCGCAAGGCACGGTCTGAGCTTCCACGTGTGACACAAGCCGCTGCTCAAAGGGCTGGTGACACGCTTGCTCAGCAGTTGTCTAGCGCGGCACCACGCGGGAAGAATCCAGGCCCTCCACCACCGGGTGATGCTCCCGGGCCATTAGCACGCTCGTTCTCATCTCTCGCTGAGCAAAGTGGCTCAGGCGCAACATTGGAGCTGAAGACGAATCAGCCCTTGAAACTCCAATATGTGACTAAAGGGACTGGGGTGTATGTCGGCAAGGGGGTTATCAGACCATTGGTGAAACAGGCTCTCTTCTGGCCCAGTGCTGCTCATCCTTATAGATCAGTGAAGGGCATGAAAGGCAAGGACTTTGTAAAGCCTGTTATCTCTAAAGCAAATGATGTGGTGAAAATTGAGATGCAAAAGGCTGCACAAGAGATAGATAGCATCTTGGGAGGTGCTTAGATGCCTCTAAGGGGTTCAGACAACCCAAATACAGATATTGTTGTTATGGGCACTGTCAAGACTATCATGCTTCCCAATACGCAACTAGCACTTTCAAGTCAGTCAGGAACAGGAGCTGAGCTTGTATTCATTCAAGAGAAATACAAAATGTATCTCACTCTCAAGCAGGATACGCCCACTATAGCAGTAAATATGTCGGCAGGTCAGCAAATACACACACCAGAAGGCAATCCTGCTTATGGGGCGACACTTGATATAGATGTAACCTACTACTCTAAATGGAGTGGACAGATTGAAGATTTAGATGCAATATTTGCAGATATAGCTACTGATTTAGAGAGAATGAAATCAAATATCCAAGAAAATGATCAAACAGAGTATGGGGGAACAAATCATACTATAGGACTTGCAAAAGTTGTGCTTTCTCCATACGAAGGACAATTAGACGATACTTTACCAGGGTTGTCACTCATTAAGCGCTTAATGACGCTTAGCTATAATATTCTACCTTATTAATCTAGAGGGAGGTTTAGATGCCAGAAGAAATACCAGAGGGACTTGCAGGTGCTCGCTACAAAGGCCATGGCGCGGGACTGCGAGAGGGCATGAAGTACTACAACACTGATGGCTCACTCAGGAAGGACACAGAAGACAAGAGGGCACTCTCACTTGAGCCCGGTGACGAGATCATGTTTCAGGATGAGGACGTGTATGGAAAGACGCTATGGCACGATCCTAACCAGAACTTGCCGTCTAAGTATGTCGGCTTGGGCAAGGTGATCATGGACAATCCTGAGCATGCAGGCAAGTCTGATCAGGAATTACGTGAAATTGGGTATGAATGGCATGCTCCACGGCCTGATGTTGAGCCTGTAGAGCCTCTTGAGGTCTTTCTAAGGCGACGTAAGAAGGAAGAGCCCAAAGAGGTACCTCAATCCATCACGATCGAGCAGCCTCCTGAAGAGCCTGATCCTCGTGACGCTATGTATCAAGAAATTGAAGATATGCAGCAAAGAATCGGGACTGTCGAGCAAGAAAGTGAGGCTATCTAATGCCTACTGTAACACTTACTCCTTTCAGGGGCTCAAACTTCTACATGGGCTTCTCTGAGCAGTCCGATCCAAATACGCCCGTTGCGCCTTCCATATTCCCACGATGCAAAAACGGTACAAAGGTAGAAATCACCTTGAATACCGAAGAAGTCGAAGAAATGGATGGGAGCAGACGCACAACACTGCTCATCAAAAACGGGCAAATGGTCAAGATCAAGTACACTGGCTCACTCAGACCGAATGAGCGCGGGTATTTCGAGAAATGGGGCCATGGCGTAAGTAGCGATACCTACACGGGTCCGACGGTATCCACGACTCTTGCAGGTGCTACGCTCGCCAATGCCACAAGCGTGACTGTCCATAGCAACACAGGGCTCACCGGGTCAGGGACAATTCCTCTTGTGCTAGAACCTGGAACCGCAACAGAAGAGATACCGGTTTTTGCCATTCCTGCTACGGGTGGCAGCGATCCGTTTACGCTTACAGTGGACTCAAGCTATAACGGTGGCCACCTTAAATATGCCCATGCCAGTAGTGGCGTGGTCAAGAGCAAGGCTTCTCATGTGCTGACCGATCAGAACGAGGGCAACTACTTCACTGTAGAGGCTGGCTACGGCATCCTGTACTCAGCAGGTGGCACGGCTATCCGCATTAGAGCCTGCAAAGTGGACAAATTCACCTCGACACTTGAGCACGGCAAGATCATCATAGATGAGATAGAGATGGTTGGTATCGTCTCAACTGTACAAGGTTCCGCTGCTACTGTCACACTCGAGCAGCACGCACCGTTCTTGTTCACTCAGGGTGCCTACACTGCTGATGGCTCCTCTACAGGCCAAGCTCTCAGGAAACTCATCCTAGAGCGGACTAACAACCTAGACAGCGATACACAAGGTGAGGGCCTCAATCCGACGTGCATCAATTTTGCAAAGCTTGACGTGAAGCTCAAGTATAGCCTGATCCTCACTGCCTTCTCAAAGATCTACAACACATTCTATGGTAGCCCGACGGGGACAACGGACTCACAGCAAGTAGGCTATGGCTCTTTCAATGCCTTGCTCACACAGCCTGACACTCTGAACACGCTTCAGTACAACATCTTGACCGTGGGCTACACGAACAGCCCTTGGCCAGACCCACAAGAGGATGGTAAGCACTGGGATATCGACTATGAGGGAACGAGCGTCGTGGTACCGCCGTCTGGAAGTGGTCCGAACAATGCGTATAAGCTACAAACGACTTTGACGAACACTCAGTTTAGTTCGTACTAGCAAGGACATTTTATGAACAATGGAACAATTGAGGCTGATTTCAAGCAATTGAAAGCCTCACCTAAGCAGCAAGTACCGTCTGCAGTCAACATGGATGAGGTCAATCGCGAAACCATCCATGTAACTGTGCTGCTCTACAAGGATGAGCCGCTCTTCGATGATGAGGGCAATCCTTTCTGTGATGAGCAAGGCAATCAGTATACAGGTCGTGTGCTCGCTGGCTCAAGAACGGCAAAGATCAAGAACATCGTGCCAACAGACTCTTACCACGAGGCTATAGCAATCAGCAGCGGGTTTGATGGTGGCATGCCCAACAAAGAGCAGCTAGATCAAATGACCGATATGGTTCTTGGTTGTTGGCAGATATCAGAACCTTTCATGACAAAAAAGGCACTGAGGGAAGGTGTGAGCGGTGACCATATCATGGCTCTTTTCACGCGTTTTTTCAATCAGGGGAACCTCCCATCGAATGTCAGTCCCTCGCAAGACGGCAATATAACGCAAGGGTAGGTTCTCCTATTATCGTTGATAGCATTCCTGTCGATCCCGACTGTGATTGGGATGCACAAGCAATCAAGAACGCACTGCAACAAGCGCATGAGTTCGAAGATGAGGGCGATACAGACACGGCAAATCTGCTCAGAGCACAAGCAGCTCAGGCGAAAGCTAAGCTAGATGGCACTCAGGAGGCTAGCACAGCCTTAGAGCCGTATGACCCGATGAAGATACGCGCTAGGCTCTTGTATCACTATCCAGGGCTCACACGGCACGATCTGAAGACCATGGATTACAGGGAGTACTTCGGATTTATCAGGGAACTAAGTATCATTTTGCAGGAAAAAGCAGAAGCTGAGGGAGGCAAACCGCAAAGTCAACCCAAGCCATCGGAAATTCAAGCAGCATTCAATCAATTCCCACAACCGCAACCCTATGAAGGGGAAGTAATTCAGCTCATTTAGGAGTGACATGGCCGATCAGACAATCTGGAAACTTGATCTACAAATAGGCAACTCAGATGCCGTTCTCAAGAGTTTTGAGAACAGTCTGAACGTGGCCAAGGATAAGATCAATCAGGTCGTGTCAGCCGGTGAGAACTTCTCCAAGCTCGATTCCTTTCAACAGAAAGCTGCTGAAGCTGCAAAGAAACTCGAGGTAGCCCAAGCCCAGGCCGCTCTTGCTCTCAAAAAAGCTCAGGATGCTGCTACAGGTGGCAAGGTGAGTGCTGAGCAGTTGGCATTGATGCAAGCCAAGGCAGGTCTCGCTGCTGAGAATGTCACGAACAAAGAGAATGCTCTTGGCTCAGCCATGGCTAAGGTACAGCTAGAAGCCGATCGGCTCAACACTGCG